TTATTATTGTCGGGTGATCCTGCAATTATAGGGTTGGCATGTACGATTGCTTCTGATATAAACAGCGGTAGATTTAATTTATTAAAATGGGACCGACAAGAGAAAGTATATTATCCATTAGAAATAAATCTCTACGAGAAAGGAAAAATAGATGAGTGAAGATTTACAAAAAATGTTTATTGAGGATTCTCCCCAAGACGTTAATAATTTAGTGGGGGCAGAAAATTTATCTGACCTGGTTATTCAACTACAAAAATTAGAAGACGAAGTAAAAGACGATGAAGAAAGATTAAAAATTAAAAAACAAAAAATCGATAAAATTTCAGGAGTGATTATTCCTGAAGTTATGGAATCCATGAAGCTAAAGACGATGAAATTAGCAGATGGTTCTGGAATAGAAGTAAAAGAGATTTATAGCGCCACAATACCTGTAGCACAGAAGGAAGGCGCTTTTAACTGGCTTCGAGAAAACGGTCTGGGTGATTTGATTAAGAATGAAGTCACTGTTTCCTTTGGCCGTGGCGAAGATAACAAGGCGAGCGAATATGCGGACCTTGCACGAGGTCGTGGGTATCAACCGATGCAAAAGCTGAAAGTTGAACCCATGACACTCAAAGCATTGTTTAGAGAGCGTTCCGAAAATAATCAGGAATTGCCATCTGAACATTTTAACCTGTTCAAGGGAAACAGAACAAAAATAACAAGGAGCAAATAACATGAGTCAAGAAACAAGTGACTTAGCAACAAAACAAGATGGTGCATTAGCGACTTTAGACTTTGTTAAAGATTCAGGAATGGGTCTTGAAAACATTGATAAAGGCGATCTTGCATTACCTTTTCTGAAACTACTACAAAGTGGTTCAGATGAAACCAAAAAGAAACATGCTAAATATGTTGAAGGCGCTGAAGCCGGCATGTTTTATAATACAGTAACTAAAAAACTGTATAGTGGAGAGAAAGGAATAGAAGTAATTCCTGTCTTTTATAGAATGACATACCCTGAATGGGCTCCCTTCGAAAGAAAAGAAGGAAGACCAGTTCATAATGATAGGGGCGTGGATATTTTGACGAAGACAACTCAAAACGCACAAAATAAAGATATGCTGGAAAATGGTAACCAAATCATTAAAACAGCAAATCATTTTGTTATCATTAACGGAGACAGACCTGAAAAGGCTTTGATGACGATGAAATCTACTCAATTAAAAGAGAGTAGAAATTGGAATTCATTAATGGAAAATGAATTTGAAATCGATCCAAAGACTAAGAAGGCTGTACCAGCACCAATATTTTCTAGAATTTATAGATTAAATTCTGTTGAAAATTCAGGAAGCTTTACTTGGCATGGATACAAAGTATCTCTGTTGAGAAAAATAGACAACGCTGGAATCTACCAAATGGCCAAAGATTTCCACAACTCTTTAAAAGCAAGTCAGAAAAGATCTGCTGAAGTAGAGGAAGAGAAATCTAATTACTAATTCTTCGCAAGAAGAATGTGGGCGGTGGAGACCTAGCGGCGAAACCGCCCGTAATAGGGATCATTATGGTAGATGCATTTATAAAATTATTTTCTGGTTATGATGGAGATTTCGGCATCGCCGACATGTCCAGCGCAAAGCTAGACTCAGAAAGAAATAAACTTAAACCTGACTACGAATGGGCAGGAAGACCTATTACTTCTTCCGATTATAAGGATCATATAAATGGAAAAATTTCAATCGGGATCCAACCTTGTAAAATAGATAAGATAGCACAATTCGGTTGTATCGATATCGATCCAAAAAATTATTCAAATTTTAAAATAGAAAACTATTTAGCATTATTCCAACAATACAAACTACCTTTAGTTCCACTTTTATCAAAAAGTGGGGGTCTTCACTGTTATATATTTTTAACTAAACCTATTCCAGCTGCAGATTTAATAGAAGCATTGAAATCCTTCCTTCTTCCTTTAGGTTTAAAACCAACAACAGAAATATTCCCAAAACAAAAAGAGTTAAAAGAAGATGAAAAAGGAGACATAAAACCAGGGAACTTTATCAATTTACCTTACTACGATAATGGAACAACAACTCGATACGCTGTAGACAAGAATGGTTCTAAACTATCTCTAGAACAATTTATTAAATTTGCCAATGAATCTAGAATAACAGAAGAGAAGCTAAATACTCTGGTAGAGGAAACACATCGAAATATTTTAATTGGCACTAATCCTGAATTTTCTGATGGTCCTCCATGCTTAGCTTTGTGTTCAAAAAGTAAACTCGACGATGGTAGAGATCGTTTCATGTATAACTATATGGTTTTTGCGAAAAAGAAATATAAAGACAAGTGGCAGGATGCCGTATCAGCAGCAAATTATTCTTACCTGGAAAATCCATGGGACAAAACTAAATTAGATCAAAAATTAAAAGCTTGGGATAAAGAAACAGCAGGACATACTTGCTACGAAGACCCAATTCAAAATAAATGCATGAGAAGTCTATGCTATTCTAGACCGTTTGGAGTAAAATCAGATAGTATTAACGCCTTTCCAGAAGTTACTGATTTTCAAAAAATAAAATATGAACAACCTGAATACAGATTTAATGTAGTTTTACCTAACGATGATAAATGCGAGGTTGTTGTTCCTAATTTAAAATTAATGGCAAATCAAAAAGATCTTTTAACTTTGATATGGGACCAAGCAGATGTTTACTTTGAACCTATTAAAGCAAAAGATTTTAGAGCTAAACTAAATGAATGGAAAAAAAATGGTCAAACTATTAAACCGCCAGAAGGAACTCATATTGATGATATTTTAGCCGAAGAATTATATCAGTATTGTATCAATGGGCCAAGAGCAAAAGAAAGAATACAAATCAAAAATGGAGCGTGTTTTACAGAAGAAGGTTATCATTATTTTAAATTTCAATCTTTCATTACCCATTTAGGAACAGGATGGAAAATTGAACAACAAAAAATTGCTCAAAAATTGAAGGATAAATGTAATGTGGAATTTAATTTTTCCTTTAACGTAGAAGGTAAAACAGAAAAAGTTTGTAGGGTAAGACAATTAGAAACTAAACAGATACCTCACAGAACAACTGAAAGAAAAGGATCTAATTATTAATGAGATATAAAGTTATAGGTCCTCCAGGCACAGGGAAAACAAGACGACTATTAAATGAATTACAAAAATATGTCAAAAGAGGAATACCTTTAAATCGCATAGGATATTTTGCATTTACCCGTGACGCGTCTAGAGAAGCAAGAGAAAGATATTTAAAAGTTGAGACCCATTTAACTAAAAAAGACATTCCCTACTTTCAAACTTTACATTCGTTGGCTTTTAATACGTTAGGATTAAAAGAAGAAAATGTCATGCAAGAGCTTAATTATAAAAGAATCGGCGAAGAATGTGCAATTCAAATTAAATATGCATCATATGAAACAAATAGTTGGAATGGTATTTTTTCTTCCGACAGTGAATACTTAAATTTAATTAATTTAGCAAAAGTAAGACAAAGTTCTCCTTTAGAAGAATTAGACAGAAACGAGCACTTGGGAAAAATAGAAAGATTTAAACTTGACGCAATAGCAAAAGAAATAGAGGACTACAAAAACTTTCATAAGTTAATTGATTTTACTGATATGTTGGATAAATTTTTACGTAAAGGAAAGTCCCCAAACTTTGATGCCATCTTCATAGATGAAGCACAAGATCTATCTCTTATACAATGGAAAATTATAGACAAGATAGAAAAAGAAACGGGTTGCGATGTCTGGGTAGCCGGCGACGATGACCAAGCAATCTTTGGTTGGGCTGGTGCAGATGTTAATTCGTTTATCAACTGGAAAGCAAAAGAAATACCTCTACGAAAATCGGAACGAGTCCCAAGTGAGATACAAATAAAAGCACTGAGGATTATAGATCGTGTTCAAGATAATAGATTAAAAAAAGACTATCTTCCTAAAGAAGAAATGGGCGAAATTTTATTACAATTTAAATTATCCGCAATTAATATGACAAAAGGAGATTGGTTAATATTAACGAGAACCAATCCACTTCTTAAACCTATCCCTCGATATTTAAAAAGCCAGGGCTTATTTTTTGAAACAGCAAAAGGGAATAGTATTGGTAAAACACTTTTTGAAGACATAGGTTATTGGAATCAAATAAGAAAAGGAGAAAAAATACCAGAGATACAAGAACAAAGAGTTTTCGAAAGAATGAGCGTTTTTTCCCCTGAATTAGAATGGTACGATGCGTTTGATCAAGTCGCACCCTCAACAAAAGATTATTTACGTTCTATGTTAGCTAATGGAGAAGACCTTAGTAAAACACCTAGAATAAAAGTATCAACGATTCACGGAGCTAAAGGGAGAGAAGCAACCAATGTTGTTTTATTTTTAAATCAAACTCTTAATACGATGAAAGCTGCTAAGAAATCTGTATCTAAACAAGACGAAGAGTATCGTGTTTGGTATGTAGCGGTCACAAGAGCGATAAAGAAATTGTATTTAATTAAGTGCAACAACAGAAATAAGGAGTTTATACTGTGAGTGCTTATAAAAAACAAATTGGAGGATCTCACTACAAGGATATGGCGATCCAACCCAGCCAGTTTATAAACAAGAATAAGTTGCTATTCGCGGAGGGGAATGCTATAAAATATATCTGCAGGCATGCACATAAAGGAGGAAAGGAAGATTTGAAAAAAGCTATTCACTATATTGAAATGATTATTGAACGGGACTACCAAGAGTCTAATCCATTGGATAAGAAAAACTATTGGGGGATTATAAAGAAATGATGTTCAAAGCACAAACAGAGTGGAATAAACCAGAAGAATTTCCTGACTTGCGACAAGCAAATACAATTGCCATTGACCTAGAAACACACGATCCAGATTTAAAATCTCTGGGTTCAGGATCCGTTATAGGGCGAGGTAAGGTTGTAGGCATCGCTGTTGCTGTGGATGGATATAAGGGATATTTTCCTTTCGATCATAAGGGTGGAGGAAACCTTGAAAAAAGTAAAGTAATTCAATGGTTTAGAGATGTTTGCGAATGCCCCGCAGATAAAATATTTCATAATGCTATGTATGATGTCTGTTGGATTCGTTCTATGGGAATTAAAATTAATGGAAGAATTGTTGACACCATGATTGCAGCATCTTTAGTAAATGAAAATAGATTTAGATATGACCTGGGTTCTTTAGGCTGGGACTATGCTGGGTATGGAAAAAATGAAACAGAATTAAGAGCTGCAGCAAATGAATGGGGTGTCGATCCTAAATCCGATATGTGGATGCTACCATCGATGTATGTAGGTACTTACGCAGAACGTGACGCCGAGCTGACTTTAGCATTATGGAAAATCATGCAGAAAGAATTAAGCGACCAGGATCTAGGAGCCATCTTTG